TGAACGGCCGCGGCCGACCGCTGGGCCTCCGTCGGCAGTTCGGCGATCGCGGAGGAGATCGCCTGGAACCGCTCCGCGGCCGACATGCCGCCCAGCTCCTCGAGCGACAGCCCCAGGCCCTCGAACGCCTGGCGGGCCGTGGCCGACCCGTTGACGGCCTTCACGAAGGCGACGTCGGCCTTCGTCGCCGCGTTGGCGATCGCGTCCATTCCGACGCCGGCCAGGTCGCCCGCGAGGGCCAGCCCCGAAAACTCGCCGTACGTCATGCCGAGCCGGGCCGCCAGCTTGCTCTGGCTGTCGATCACCTGGGCCTGGGCGTTGCCCATCGACACGAGCGACCGGACGTAACCCCCGGCCGCCGACATGATCCCGCCGAAAAACTGGGCCCCCTGGATCGCGACCAGCGTTCGCATGTTTCCCGCGAGCGACGAGACCTGGCCTTGCATTCGCCGCATCGACGACGCGGCCTGGTTCACGCCGGTGACAAGCCCGCTCGAGTTGGCCGTGAAGACGGCCGAGACCTTGCCGATTTGAGACACCGTTTACTCCGTTTCTTCAGGCCCGGCAGGGCCGCGAGCCGGCCGCTGATTTCTTCTTCCGTCAGGGCCACCTTCGGCCGGTACTCGTCGCCCTGGCGATAGGTGATCAGGAACCGCTCCTCGTCATGCTTGTCGAACTTGCCCACCAGCCCGGCCCGGATGAGGCTTGTCATCCGACCGGCCACGAGCCAGGGCTGGCCCCAGGGCTCGATCAGGTAGAAGGCCATCCACCGCCGCAGCTGCCGGCGGGTGATCCGCCGCTTGAAGTCCTCCACGTCCCATTCGTTCATCTCGAGGGCGAGCCGGTAGGTGAACAGCTCCCACGGGTCCGCCCTCAGTCTTTTTTTTCCTCTTCGACCTGTTCCTCCGTCGGGTCGTTCATGAGCGGGACGCAGAATCGGGCGATCTCGTCGATCACCTTCGGCTCGCTCGCGGCCAGGGCCTCGAGGGCCTCGTCGGTCTGGGGGACCGTCCGCTCGCCGCGCTCGTCGCAGAGCATCAGCTGAACGAGCCGGGCCGCCAGCGGCGCGTCGCCGCTTTGGTGTTTGTTGCACCACATGCGCCACTGATCCACGTCGCCGCTCGACGGGTTGCGGACGAACACCTTCCGCCCGCCCAGCGACTTCACCTCGAGCTCGAGCGGTCCGCCCTTCAGCGCCGCGAGATTCAGCAGTTCATCGAAAGACAGCATCCGTTACTCCAAAACGCCGGTGAGCTGGAACGTGGCGGTCCCGGTCGACCACTGGCCCGACCGGCCGGAGTGGTTGAAGGCCATCAGGATGGCCTCGCCCGAAATCACGTTTCCCGGGCTATCAAACACGATCTGGGCCTTGAGTCCAGCGTCGGTCGCCTCGAAGGATGGCGGCCCCCAGAAGGTAAACGTGAGCGTCGGCGGCTCGATGCTGGTCACGTCGTACTGCTTCAGGACCCGGGCATTGGCCCCGGCCCCGAAGACCGGACTATCGACGTGGGTGACCTCGTGGGTCTCCCCGGCTTTCGACTCAGTGTCGAAGCCGGTCAGGAAGCCGATCGGGATTCCGTTGAAGAGGACGGACGTTCCCTGTGAAGAGTAGAAGCCGGGCATCGGTCCCTCCGATCAGGACCCGGCCTGTTCCTCGCCGTCGATCACTTCCTCGAACGTGGCCGAACCTTCGACGTAAGCGTTCGTTTTGCGGGACAGGCCGGAGGCCGTGACCCGGTAGGTCCCGGTCCCGTCGGCCGTGTCGAGCTCGCCGACCGTGCCTTCGTCGATCGCCACCGTGTTGTCCACGGACCGGTAAGCGATCGTGAACTTCCGCGGGTCCCGCTTCGGCACGATTGGGGCCAGCACCATGACGGCCTCCCCGCCGTGCTCGACGTCGAGCGTCGTCATTTCGAGCCGCTCGCGGCTGGGGGCGGACGCCTCGTAGGAGATGTCCATGCACTTATAGAGGTTGCCGTCGAACTCGAACGTCGTCCCGTGGCTCGTGGTGAAGGTGTCGCCGGGCATGGGTCACTCCTGGTAGGTGATTTCGACGGTCAGCTCGACGGTAAAGGTCGGTTGCTCGCGGCCCTCGAGGAATCCGGAGTCGCCGTCGGCGACGTCCACCACGAGGCATTTTTCGATTGTCTCCCCGTCGGCCGAACCCTTGAACCTGTGGATCGCGGCCGTGATCGCGTCGGCGATCTCCCAGGCCTGGACGTAGGAGTCGGCGAAAACAGACACCTGGAACGTGGCCACCGGCGGGACCTCGTCGAACTCCGGGAGGTCGTCGAGGGCATCGGGCAGCAGCTGCTCCCGGATCGTGGCCGTGCGGTTGTAGATGACGTAGGGGGGGTCGCCGGCCCCGGTCATTTCCACCGGCCAGGCCGTGACGTCGTAACCGCTGCCGCTGCCGGTGGCGTCCTCGATCGCGGCCTTCAGCCAGACGTGGGGGGAACCCATGGTCACCTCCTGCCGGGGTTCTTGCCGCTGGCCAGTTCGCGGGCTGCGGCCTGGAGGGCCTTCTTCATCTCGCGGACCAGCGTCTTACCCTGCGGCTTTCCGTAAGCGTTGAGGAACTTCGGGATAATGTCTCGCGGGCTGATCCCTCGCGACGTCCCGTACTCCAGCCAGATCGCCTTCCGGCTTTCCAGGCCGCCGCGGTATCCGACGACTCCGACGACGAACCCGTCTTTCGCGCGGCCGACAAACTTCGACTTCGACGTAACGGCCCGCCGCAGGGCCCCGGCCCGCTGGCGGAACTTTTTTCCGCTGCCCTTCAGGAACCGACCGCCGGCACCGCGGGACACGGCGTTCCGCTTGTTTCTGGCGGTGCCCTTCGGAGTCAGGCTCCGCAGCACAGGCACCCCGTTTTTGACCGTCCGGTTCATGGCGGCCTTCAGGTGCTTCCGGGCGATGTGCCGCGGCAGCTCCCGAAACGAAGCCATCAGCGAGTCGATCTGGCTGGACGTGCTGAAGAAGTTGATCCCGATGTCGATCACGTCGCCTGCTCCTCGACGACCAGCTCGAGCTCCTCGCGGCGGCCCCGCTCGACGACGCCGGCGATCATCAGGATCCGGTCGTTCCGGGAAACCCACCGGAGCCGCATGAGGCCGGTAACGCCGGAGACGTAGCGGATCCGAACAGTGGCCTGGAGGTTGCCGCCGATCTGGCCGCGGCGGGCCTGCTCCGAATAGCTGACGGCCTCGTAGGAGCCATAGACCTGGCGGACGGCCTCCCAGGTGGTCACGCTCTCGCCCGCGGCGTTCCGCGTCGAGACGGGTTCCTGGATCTCGAAGACCTCGGTCAGGATGCCGGAGGGGACGGCCATCACCAGCCCCCGTTCCAGCTGCTCGCGGCCAGGAGGGTGTCGAATGCCTGGGGCAGTTCCGTGGACCCATCGGTCGCGATCACGCCCCGATTGTTGAACTGGTGGTCGACGTAGGCCAGGATCGCGGAGCGGAGGAGCGGGTCGATCGGATCGCCCGGCTCGACCCCGGCCCAGTAGGTGACGACCACCCTCTTCCCGGTTCCCTTCGACAGCTCGATCGTGGCCGGGACGGCGTCGGGCTCGACCTCGTAGTCGTCGCCCTCGTCCAGCTCGACGTCGTCGGCGGTCACGACCAGGCCGTAGGCGCTGCCCGTCAGCAGCGGCGGAGCCGGGAGCCGAAGGACCGCCGGGGCCGTCTTCCAGGTGGCCCGGTATTCGGTGGCCAGGATCGCGATCCCCAGCCGGGCCTCGATCAGCCGGCGGGCGGTGGCGATCTGGCCAGCCAGGAGCGTGTCGTGTTCGTCCTGGTCGGGCATCAGCCCGATCTGGGCCTTGGCCTCCTCGAGCGTCACCGGCTCGGACTCCGGCGGCGTCAGGACCTTCAGGGTGTCGGGGCGGGCGTTCATGATCCGATCGCTCCCTCGCCGATCAGAATGATGTCGTAGGTGGCGGCGGTGGTCGAGGAATCGTTGTCGAACAGGATCTGCTCGTCGCCGCTTTCGACCATCCAGCCCAGCGCGCTCGGGTTGGTGATCAGCAGCACGCCCCCCGGAGGAACCTTGATTCCGAACTCCTCTTCCGCTTGAAGTGGCCCCGAACCCCACTGCTCGGGAGGCGCGAGCGCTTGCCAGTAAATCCCGACCGTCCCGGTGTTCCGGACGTAGATCGCCTTTACTGCGGTCAGGTCTACGCTGCCGCGGTCGTCCGCGAGCGCCGTCAGATCGAGAATATCTTCGCCGTTCGCGGCGATCGTCCGCGAGTCGCTCCACACGATCTCCGCCTGGTTCGCCCCGGTGCCGTTGGCGAAGTTGACCGTCCGCGAGACGTTCGTGACCCGCGTCGTCGACGACAGGTCCGACGAGCTGGACTCCGTGGCCAGGATCTGGAGCAGGATCTTCGCCGTCAGCGTCACTGGATCACTCCCCGGTACTCAGCGGCCGAACCGCACACGGCCCGCTCGACCGCGGCCCGCGGCTTGTCCGGATTCCCATCGACGTCCGTCGTGGCCAGGCCGGTCTCGACCAGACGTCGGGCCAGGGCCGGGGTCGCGTGGATCACCCGCCCCGGCGGAACCGAACGGTAGGTCTTCAGGAGGCGGATCGGGGTGAGCGCGGCCACGAGATCCTCCTGAAACGCCACGGCCCGGCGGGCAGCATCCCTGCCACCCGCCGGGCATCGCGCGAGTTTTACGTTCAGCTGCCGGCGGCGACCAGCTTGGCCACGAACTGCGGGTCGTGGTTTGCCAGGCCGAACCGCTGGAGGCCGCGGTAGACGATGCCGTTCGACTTGAAGGCCGCGTGTTCCGAAGCCGCGACCTCGAGGCCGTTTTGCTTCAGGACCACCGCGGTCGCCATGGCGAAGTCGCCGTAGAGGGCCAGCGTCCCGGCGGGCAGGCCGAGCACCCGGTAGACCGGGGCACCCATCACCGTCGGAAGGACGCGATCGCCGACCAGGGTCGACTGGCTGATCACGCTCGACTTCAGCATGTGGGTCCAGCCGGCACCCGACACGACCCAGGCCGTGTTCGAGGCCCGGGTGTCGATCTTGCCGACCAGCTCGGCCAGGTCGCCACCGTCGAAATCGGTGCCGGCCTCGACCTCGTTGTCCTCGTCGACCAGGTCGACCAGGCCGTCGATTTCCTTGGCGTTGTCGCCGTTGAGCCAGACGTTGTCGATCTTGGTCGCGACCGCGATCGAGATCTGGCGGTTGAACACGGTCGCGAGGTTGGCCACGCCGGCCGCGTCGTCGAGCAGCCGCCGCGAGATCGTGACCAGTCGGCCGACCTCGTTCAGCTTGATGTCCTCGCGGCTGGTCGGGAGCGCCTCATCGTCGACCTCGGTCAGCTCCTCGACCCAGTCGGCCTCGATGTCGCCGATCTTGGGAACCTGGAACTCGTTCGAGGTCGTCTCGAACAGGGTCGCGAGCTGCACACCCACCGACTGGTAGGCGAGCG